CGGCTCGGCTTGGTGGCGAAGGTCAAGCAGGTGGAGGTCCTGCGTGGGATCGGGGGTGGCGCGCTGATCCTTGCTGCGCCGGGCGACCCGGCCACGCCCATCGGCACCATCGGCAAGGGCCAGCTTCAGGCGGTCAACGTGGTGTCCCGGTGGCAACTGACCGGCGAGGATTACGTCGAAGAGCTGACCGACCCGGCCTATGGCACGCCGCGCATGTGGGCGATGGCCAACACCAAGACGACCGCACGCATCCACCCCAGCCGGGTCATCTGCTTCTGTGGCGATCCCTTGCCCGCCGGCTATGGCGTGTCAGGCGATCAGCTCTTCTGGGGCAATTCCCGTCTCGTCCGGGTGTGGCGCGACGTGGAGCGGTCGGATCAAGCGCAGGGCTGGTTCGCGGCGCTGGTTAAAAAGGCCAAGCTGCTGCGGATCGGCATTCCCGGCCTGACGGACTACACGGCGACCGAACAGGGACAGGCCCGCCTAGATCGCCGCATGGCTGCCATCGCGCTCGGTGAGAGCGTGCTGAACGCCACGGTTTACGATGCCGGGTCGAGCAAGGATTCTGCCGGGGAAAAGATCGACGACTATCAGGTCACGTGGGCCGGCATCCCCGCAATGATGGACGCCTTCGATCAGCGCGTTGCAGCGGTAGCGGATATCCCGTTCACCCGCCTCATGGGCCGTTCTCCTGCCGGCATGAATGCGACCGGGGCTTACGACGATCAGAACTGGGCCAAGACCGTCTCGGCGGGCCAGCAGCTTGAGACGCGACCCTGCTTGGAAGCGTTCGACCGCGTGCTGGTGCAGTCGGCCGGCGTCGCTCCGGACAAGGTGACGTGGAAGTGGGCACCGCTGTGGGCGCCGACCGAGGCGGAGGAAGCCACCACGTTCGACAAGACCATGGACGCGGTGGCGAAGCTCCAGAACACCGGCGCCATCCCTGATGAGGCGTTTGCCAAGGGCGTGCAGAACCTCATGTCTGAACGCGAGTGGGTGCCGGGCCTCGACCAGGCGCTATCCGAGATCCCCGAGAACGAGAGGTTCGGCATCGCGCCGGACGATGACGGTACGGACCCGTCTGCCACTCAGGCCGAAGGAGGTGATCCGCTATCTGCCGACCCGAGCGGCGAGGATGGAAGCCAGACCGCTCGGCGTCGTGCCGCGAATGACAAGGCGACGGAGGAATGATGGTCCCGGCCGAAATGGACCGGCGATTCGCCGCTCGCTTGAAAACTGAGTGCAGCACACATGATCGGGAGGCCGATGGGTGCCGAGCCGACCAGATCATTGCCGATTTGCTGCGGTCTATCGGCGCCACTGAGACGGCGGAAGCCTACAGCGCGCTCGATTTATACCGCGCGTGATCCGTGCGCTACGACCTGCCCGCCCTCGCGAAAGGCGCCTAAGTGGCGACGAACCCAGACCAGCTACAGCAGGAAGCGGAGCAGCGCAGGCAGCGCGAAGCGGAAGTGGCAGCGCTGGCGCTTCTACTGTTAAGCCGGAAGCGCTATGACCTCCCTGCACTGATCGCGTCCCGCAAAGCTCGTATCCGACCCTTCCGACGCATCAGCCCGAGCGGTGTAATGGCTGGCGATCTGGCCCGCGTATACCTCCGCATCGTTGATGCATGGCGCGCTGAGCAGCCCGGCCTTGTAGCGGCCTATGCAGCGTCGCAAGGTATTGCAGGCCGTGACGGCTTGATCCGCGCCATGGAAGAAGCATCGGCCCGGACTGAGCGCGCGGCGTCGATAGCTAGGCGCCAGATGGCCGATGAAATCGAGCGCATTGAACGCTGGCATCGGGCACAGTGGGTATCCCGTGTGAAATCCGCGACAGGCTTGGACGTGGCGCTGCTGACGAATGCATCTGATGTAGCTCCGGAGGTGACGACCGCTGCCGCGTGGAACGAGCAGCTTGCCGGCGACGTGCACGCGCAGACCAAGGCTCGGATCATCACCGCTCTTCTTTCTGGTGCAGCGGTGGCCGCACCTGCCACCCGCGCCGCGGTCAAAGCACAGGCCCTAGAGGGGCCGCCATCAGATCCCGATGAGCAGCCGGCAGAGACGGGCGCCGATGTAGGGACGCCCCCATCGATTGAAGAGCGCATTGAGGATGCCGTAAATAAGGCCCGGCGCCGCGCGAAGAACATCGGCACCGACCAGGTGGAGAAGACCAGCGCCAGTCTCACTCGCGCACGCCGGCAATCCGCAGGTGTCACCTCATGGCGCTGGCGGCATTACGATCCCCAGCCCAATCCACGCATTGAGCATATTCGGCGCGATGGGCGCATCTACAGCGACAACCGCCCACCGCCCACGCAATGCGGAGAAGAGCCGTACTGCAAGTGCTGGGAAGAACCGATCTTCCGCTGACGGCGGTAACGGCTCCGGTCTAGCCCTGCCAATCGGGCAGGGTGATATTCGCCGATGCCCTTACGCTTGACGCTCCCCGCCCGCTGCAAGGGGGCGCGCTGGCCGTGCGGGCTCGGGCCGCGCGTACCGGCACCTACCAGTACACCGGCCGCGAGATCGACCCCGATAACGCGCACGGGCTCCGCGATACGGCGATCGTCCATGTCCTGCGGGATGAGGCGGCGGTATTCGATGAGCGCGCCGTGCGCAGCTTTATCGGCAAGCCGGTCACGGACGACCATCCTTCCCAGCCCGTGACCGCTGACAATTGGCGTGATCACGCCCGTGGCACGATCATGGGCGCGGTTCGTGACGGTGATTACCTGTCCTTCGACCTGCTGCTGACCGACGCCGCGACCGTTGCCAAGGTGAACGGCGGCAAGCGCGAGCTGTCGAACGGCTACGCTTGCGACGTGGAGATCGGCGACTTCACTGCGGCCGATGGCACCAAGTGCCAGGCGCGGCAGAAGCCGGGATCGATCGTCGGCAACCACGTCGCCTTGGTGGATCGGGGCCGCGCCGGTTCCGAGTGCGCCATCTGTGACGCCCTCCCCTCCACCATTCTCGATTCCCTGAAGACGGAGAAGACCGTGAAGACCATGCTCATCGACGGCCTCACCGTCGACATTGCCAACGCCGATACGGCGCAGGCGACCATCACCACCATCCTCGCTGCACGCGATGCTGCTACGACCAAGCTGGCCGATGCCGATGCGAAGGTCGCGACGCTGACGACCGAGAAGGCCACGCTGGATGCGAAGGTCGCGACGCTGGAGCAGGCGGTCAAGGACGCCAAGCCAACTCCGGCGCAGCTTCGTGACGCTGGCAAGGCGCTGATGCTGACCGCCGGCAAAGCGAAGGCGCTGGGCGTGGCCGTCACCGACGCGATGGACGAGGGCCAGATCATGGCTGCGACCGTCAGTGCGAAGATGGGCGATGCGGCCAAGGAGTGGAATGCCGATCAGGTCGCCGCATCCTTCGCCGTTCTGACCAAGGATGCGAAGGTGTCGGACGGCAACACCGTCGTACCGCTGGGCTCGCCCATGCTGGCGAACGACGGCGCCTCGGTGCGTGACGCCATCCGCCGCAACCGCAACGCCGCATAAGGGAGCCTGATAATGGCCGTTCTACAGACTGCTTATACCGATCAGGTCGCCCCCGGTTACGCCGGCATGGTGGCGAATGCTGAGACGAGCAACCGTATCTCGCGCACCAATGAGGACGCCGCGTCGTTCCCGTTTGGCCGCGCGGTCTTTCGTGGCTCCGGCGATCATGGCTGCACTGCCACGGTCGGCGCCGGCTTCCTCGGTATCTCGATCGCGCATGAGACACTGGGCCTGCTGGGCGGTGCCACGCCCGACGCCTTCCCGCAGTATGCCACTGTCCCCATCATGACCCTCGGCGTCATCTGGGTGAACACGTCAGTCGCCGTGGCCAAGGGCGACCAGGCGTACACGACCAGCGCGGGCCTCATCACGAACAGCGCTTCGGGCAATACCATCCTGACCGGCTGGTTCTTCGACACTTCCACGGCTGCGGCGGGCCTCGCCAAGCTGGCCAAGCGCTAAGGGGGCGCGACAGACATGCAGTTCTATGACGCCGCCACGGGCAAGCTGGATATCGCGGGCTGGAAGGCTCATGATGGCATCCAGGCCGCTGCGTTCGCCGACAAGGTCGACCGCTTCTATTCGGACGCGCAGGTGGGCATCGCCTTCCTGACCCCGCAGCTCTACCGCATTGAGAGCGAGGTCTATCAGCGCAAATACCCGAATTTCGAACTCGATGGTCTGCTGTTCGTCAATGAAGACGGCGACATGTGGGACGTGGGCACCGTTTTCTACAGCCGCGACATGGCTGGCCGAGCGGAGTTCTTGTCGGGCAAGGGCTTCGACATGCCCTACGCCGGTCAGCTGAACGAGCAGAACAGCCGTGGCTACCACCTCGCCGGTATCGGCTACGAGTGGACGGTGCAGGAGATGCAGCGCGCCGCCAAGCTGGGTCGTGCGCTGGGTAGCGAGAAGGCCGCCGATGCCACGATGGTCGCCAAGGTGTTCAAGCGCTCGGTAGCCATGACTGGCCGCACGCCGGGCGCCGCCACGTCGGAGAAGGGCTGGACCGGCCTCATCAATGACCCGAACGTCCCGGCCGCGAACGTCGCTGCGACGGGTACGGGTTCGACCACGGCATGGGCGAACAAGACGCCGGACGTGATCTCCAAGGATATCTGGGACGCGGTCAACGCGATCGAAACCCAGACCGCCGAGACCCACACGGCTACCACGGTAGCCCTGCCGACTGCGAAGCTGCGCTACATCGAACAGACCCGCATGACGGACGGTTCGGGCCGCATCATCGACTTCATCCGCGGTGATACCGCGGCGGGAGGCCGGACCATCCAGTTCGCCAACATCCGCGAGCTGGCCGGCGCGGGATCGGGCGGTACCGACCGCATGATGGCGTATGACAGCGACCGTCAGGTGGCGCAGTTCCACCTTCCGGGCGATCACACTTTCCTTCAGCCGCGTCAGGCGTCGGACATGACCTATTCGGTCGGCGGCATCATGAATGTCGGCGGGACGGAGATCCGGTTGCCCAAGGCTGTCACCTATCGGGATGGGATCTGACCCATGAAGAAGCTGACCAATTACGCAGCCGGCGCCCGCGGCCTGACGCTCAAGCCGAAGGACAAGGACGGCGCCCACGAGATCGTGTGGATCGAGCCGGGTGAGTCGGTGTCGGTGGATGCGGCCCGGATCGTCGAGCCGCTGCCCGATCTCGGCACAAAGCCCGCCAACGACGAAACCGCCGATCAGGTCGAGGCGCTGACCGCCCGCAACACCGAGCTGGAAAAGCTGGTCGGCGAGCAGTCGGCGCAGATCGAAAAGCTGACCGCCGATTTGGACAAGGCGACCAAGCCGGCGAAGTGAGCCGGTCCATATGCAATGCCGGGGCCGCTTCACATCCGTGCGGCGGCCCCTTTGCGTAGGAGGGAAGCATGGCGGGTGATCTGACGGCAGGCGGCGTTCCTGTGTATCGGGATAGCGCCGGTGTTGTACGGGAGCGCGTGGGGCAGTCCCAGATTGACGCCCTCGCAGCGCAGGTGGCCACGAAGGCCGACGCATCCTCTCTTCCCCAGCCTGCCGACACCATGCCGATGGCAGAGAAGACGGGCGCCGCGCTCGGTGCGATGGACGGCCGCTATGCCCGTGCCGATCACCAGCATCCCCGGCTGACCAGCACCACCTATGCGACGCTGGACGCAGCAGGCCTCGCTACCGTCGCCTTCACCCGTACGTTCGCCAATAAACCCGGCGTCGTGATGACGGAGACCGACGCGGCCGGGAAGCAGCCCTTGGTCACGTCTGTCCAGTCGTGGCTACAGGACGCTGACGGTCGATACACCGGCTGCGTCATCAAAGGGCAGCGTGCGCAATTTCTGCCGACGATCAATCCCCTTGCGGGCACAATTGTAGTGCTGACGGGCGTCATTTCCGGTACGAACGGCGTCATCGCGCAGATCACCAATTACAATGTCTTCGGCGGATCGGCAGCCGGCGCATCCGTCAGCGTTGTGGCCATCGCGCGCAGTGACGTGCCGGCCACGTGACGGCGGTAATGTCCCCACCCTTGCCGCCCACAGGATAGGCTATGGCCGCCACCCCCACCGACCTGCGTCTGCGCTACCCCGCGTTCCGTGGCGTGGCGAATGACGATATCAGCTACTGGTTAGACGACGCGCTTGTCTACGTGAGCGGCTGGGGCGACGAGGCGGCGGCCGGGCAGATCGAATACGCTGCCCACCACATGGTCGAGGTCGGTGTGCCCGGCATTGCCAAGACGGACGCAGAGCAGATCCCCGCCGGTGTGACGAAATTCAAGTCCGGCACCATGGATGTGGCGATCAGCGAGGCGGCAGCGAACCGTTCACTGGCCGGCGGCTATGCATCCACCGTCTACGGGCAGCGCTTCCTCGCCATGCAGCGTCGAAATGCGGGCGGCCCCTATCTCGTGGGGTGCGTATGATGTTCGCCGACGCCTTGGCCAGCATCGCCATCGGCCTCAGCCGCGCTGGGCTGGGGGCGTATTACGATGCAGAATGCCGCTGGCCGGGCGTGCCCGTGCTGGACGAGGGCGGCTCAATCGACCGTCCCGGCGTGCCGATCGTCTATCCCTGTCAGGTCCAGGTCGATGTGGCGACGGAGGCGATGCGCGCCGAGCAAGGCTACCGCGATAAGGATGCGAGGCTGCTGGTCCTCTGCAAAACGCTCGCGGTGGCGCTGGATACGGACGCCACGATCGTCGTGCTGGCTGGCCCCCATGAGGGCTCGTGGTCGCTCCAGACGGCCTCGCTGGACGCCTGCGGTGCGTATTGGGAATGTCGGGGGCGGCGGGCGTGATTATTGTTTTGCGCCACCCATGGCTTCGATCTCTGCGGCTAGCATATCAAGGTGCCGCGCGAGCTGCCGGCATTCATCGCTCGTCACCAGCAACCGCAGTGTATGCTCATCCGGATAAACGTTCCCATCAGGACGTATCGTGTGGAACAGAATATCTGCCGTCCCCACGGGATATCGCACTTGCTTCGCGAGACCAGAAAACCGTCCGGCTACCAATCCAGTCGTCTGTGGTTTCGCCATCAGATATGCTTCCCCTTATCCCGCGTGGAGATACCCATTCTTGGCTGCCCGAGTCGAGTCGGGGGCGCCGGTTGTGATCCGCCTGACTGATAATCACGCACCTCGCCTCGCCAAGATCGATCCCACCCGCATCATTCCGGCGCTGGGACATGAGCTTACCGAGGTGGCCCAGGTCATCGCTACAGATGCCGCCACGTCCATCATTGACGGCGGCATCAGCGGGTCGGCACACGTACCGTCCGCACCGGGGCAGCCGCCTAATGCGGATACGCACGATCTCGACCAGAGCCTGCACGTCGGTGCTCTGATCGAGGTGACGAGCCGTATCAAGACCAGCGTCATCGCCGATAGCGACCATGCTCTTTATCAGGAGCTGGGCACGACGAAGATGGAAGAGAGGCCGTTCTTGCGGCCTGCGGTCGAGCGCCAGCGCAAGTCCACCGTGAAGGGGCTGGCGGACACCTTCAACAAGCAGGCGCGCTGATGGACTATTCGCTATCCGTGCGACGGGCCGTTCTGCCGGCTATGAAGTCTGACGCTGGCATCATCGCTTTGATCCCGTCCGCCAGCATCTACGGTTCGACCGTTCCGCCATCTCGGCCTTTTCCATTCACGCGGTATGGCGCTCCGATCGCTACGCCGTTTCGTGCATCCGGCCTCGACAGCAGCAGCATTCGCGTGACGATCCACGCATTTACCGGCCCGCTCATGTCAGGTCAGCAGATGATTGTGTCGGCTGAAGACCAGTCGTGGAAAATGGCTGCGGCGATTAGCGCAGGCCTTGATGGTCGCGTCCTGCCGCTCGAAAACGG